CGTCACTCTTCAGAAACCTACAAAACCAACTGCGTTTAGACTACGGGTATGCTCCCTTAGTATTCTTTTTTATTTTGTTTTTGCAATTTTTAAAAGACACAAACACCATAAAACAAACAAATTTAAATACATCTTTTCACCCGGAAATGATGGGTTAAGTCCCACTGCCACATTATGGTCCGGTGCCAGGAATCAGTTTTCATGCCTTCGATGAACGAGAGCGCGGCTTCACCCACTCTTGATCAGAGTCGGAGTCACCGCGCTTTGTCTTTTTCTCATCCTTCTCAGCACGTGTAGCGCCACGAATGGCCGCCACATCAGCGTCAGAGAGCAGCGCGCGCGAGGGAAGCTCCACGGAATCAACCGCAGAACGTAGCGTGTCCTCACCCTTTCGTTCGCCTGCCGGCAGCATGCCCTTGGCTCTCGCCCAGGTCTCGAACATGCTTTCCAGCCGCCCTTTCATGTCATCAACTGTTTTTGCTTCTTCCTTCTTCTTCTTCAACATTTTCCGCACACGAGCTGTTGTCTCATTTGGAAGCGCGATGACTCGCAAACTTCCACCAGACGATGCTGTGGCAGTGCTGGTCCCAAAGGTGCACGTGCCCAGCTGTACGTAGTCCTCAACTGGATCAGTAATCGAAATCACCAAGTGAACCAACTGGTCTGAGTTGCTCGTTGCAGCGATTGTGGTTGTGTCATTCCAGTCGGCCTCCAACAAAGTTGCCTGACCAAACATGACCGGACTTCCTGACCAGTGCGCTTCAATCGATCCAACATCAGCTTCATGTTGCACCTGAAACTGAAAGCACATGAGGTACACACCCGCTCCTGGAAACCAAAAGTAGGTGGAACCACTGCCGCTGTCATTGAACAAAACTCGCATTTGAACACCATTTTCAGGGCCGGAACCAGAATCCGGCGCATAAAAATTGCCCGCAGAGGGCCTTATCGTTGTGATCAAACGAGCATTTGTGTAATCAACCGCTTGCACGGTTTCTGAGCCCAAGTTGGTGTAGCTGTTTGTGCTCTCAGTGACAAACTGATAGAACGAATAACCACCACTCAAGCCGCCATTGTCGGACGCTGTCTGCACTTCGATATCATACTCAAAGAACAGCGAGCCGATTTCGTACTCCTCAGTGGGCAAGTAGCCACTCGCACCAATGACGTTGTGAGCGTCCTGGACAAAGATAGCGAACTGCCCCATCGCATTTTCGATCGGCGTGGCGACATTCTCGGGATCAAGCACATACCAACCACCACCCGGACCAACAGCCGCTGACGGCTTCAGGTCGAGATGATCAGCCCGTTCACCCTTAAAGTCATCTGGGACTTTGGCCATCGGAATGACTGCCTTGATTGAGTGCGAATCATAATTTGACAACGTATTCGTCACAGGCGACTCATAGGGCTGCGGGATTTCCTCATTTGGGTCTGGTTCATGCACAAGGAGCAACGAACCGGCATTGGAGCCGGCAGGCAGCGAACTCTTGAAAGTAAAGCGGCCCTTAATCAGGCGCCACTTCATAAACAAGCGCATCAGCTTGCCAAGCCGCGTGTTCGGAATGAAGAGATGAGGACGAATTTGAGTCTGGTACAAGTTCGTGCCAGCGGTATCACTACCGCTTGAAGACATCGAACCAGCAGCAGAGAGATGAATCTTTGCTACCAGATCTCTTCCGCCAAACCGTGCCGTGTCCATGTTGAACCTGTTTGCTTGCAGGTAAGCCAAGCGATTGCCGCCACCTCGTTTCGCTCGCGCTTTGCGGGGTCCAGCAGTCTTCTTGATCGCAGCAGCAGCCTTCGACGCAGCTTTCGCAGCACTCCGGGCTTTTGCAGCTTCCATCTTGGCTTTGCCAAGCTTGGACATAGCTCCAGTCTTTTTGTGTTTTGTCATTCCTTCGATTTTCTTCGTTCTTTGAGATTGTTGACCCCACTTAAACGGATTCAAGTTCCACCTGTGTGATAGATTCAAAGCTGCTTTGCCGATTTCTCGAGGCACAGCAGAAATAGGTCCAAAAACAGGTTGTGCAAAACCAAAAGGTCGTTCTTTATCGAGTGAGGAGTTTACGTACTGAGGCGTATACTCCAGTGTATCAAAAGAAACACGCTGGGAATCACCAGCGATCAGGCTCTCAACCATGAAATAAATGCCGGCAAGCGTGGAAAAATATCCAAACACATCAAGCACCAAATCAGGATAGAACCCATTCGGAACAAACACGGGGGCAGCCACAAATGGCTGTTGAGGCATGGGCTGTGCTGCACATGTAGTTAAACACAGCAACACGGAAAACCAAAGCCATCCCAACCGTGGTGTGACGCAAAGGACTTTTGGCCTGCCAGAGCCCTTCGTCTTTGATTCAAAGCCGAGGACGAACTCCTTCGCCCACTCCTGTGAAAAAGAGTACGAGGGATCCACCTTAGCCAAAGTCGAAGATAATTGTCCAAAGACGTCATCATCAAAAGCATATTCAAGCATGAGGGAAGACAACTGTTCACGGAAATACTTCAAGTTGCCTTTCGGCTTACAAGAAAGCGCAAACTGATGTTTAAGCCAATTCGTTGGAATCGGCACCCACACCGGTCCATGCTTCACAAACTTGTGTGAGCAAAACGTCATCTCTGACATCCTACCCACATTAAAGTCTTTGCATTTAAACCCGTGATCTGTCAACCACTGTTGGAAGTCAGCGGGAACAACGCCATGCATCCGTTCCAGCGAGTCGTCTCCGACCGCCGCCACTTTATGCCAGCGTTCCACAAAACCCCCACACCTTTCATCGCAATATAGAATTTTTAAGAGTACTTGCATGCGTGAATTGCCACTTAAGGTGATGAAGGAGCCGGATTTAACAATTCCAGGCTCAACTTGTTCAAGACGAGTACCGTCAGAAAACACCACCTCCACTTGCAAGAGACTCTCCAGACACCGATCCATGAGGTCATGCGAAAACTGGGACGGGTTGAGACAGAGGCGCTTTCGCACTTCATTCTCATCTCTCATCAACCAAGCTGACGCAGATAAATCCCACGACTCCAAATCTCGGTCTCCTATCTTGTCTGTACCATCATCAATGTCCGAAACAAAACGATTGGTTCCACCACGGATCAGAGAGAGCCCATCCTTTGTGGGGATGAGTTCGTGTTTCTCCTGTTCCATGGCCAAAGAAGCGCCAAACGCGGTACGATGCAGGAGCTGGAATTCGAGATCCAGCGCCCATATCAACCGCGTGCGGTTCTCCCTGATCTTCTTCAATTTGTGTGGCTCCCCCTTGCCAAAAATGCGAATGACCGGCTTAGGCAATTGCTTGCCTTCACGAATCAAACGCCAAAGTTCCAAGTAACGTTGTCTGGCAACGTTTCTCCATTCGGGTTTTTCACGAATTTCACGAATTGTGTGCATTCCACGCGACGAGTACCATTGACCCGCAGACGATGAACCATCACACTCATCAAGCACTTCATCAAACAACTCAACACAACGTACTTCAGTAGGACATTTTTCAAAAGGAAAAAAGTAACGCGCTTCAGTATACAATTGTTCACACTTCCGTATTGCTTGCCGCCTTGATAGATCTTGAGGCGGCGGGGTGCGATTGAATTTCTTGGGAACTTGGCCAAGGAAGGACAGTTTTTCTCCCCTCACAGAGAGATCTGGGATGCCATAAGCTGTTGAGGCATTGGCATACCAGGACTCGGGGGCTTCTCGCTGGCGGAACCATTCAGTTCCGCCGCGGGCAATGGCATTACCCCCAGCTCTGACAATGAAGGGCCCAATTTGGGCTCCAACTTGGAACGCGGCGGCAATTGCTTGGCCGTCTTCGGAAAACGTGAGTCTTGCATCAGCCTGTCGCCCTTCGGTAAAGCGAGATAACGAACCTGGAATTTCTTCCCGTTCCTGTCCTCTCGGTCCACCCATGGGCTCCACGGAGCATCGTTCCAGCTTGGGTGCCAACCCAAAACTGGCCATGACGCCTTCGCTTCGCTCTCCAGCACGTTCTCGGTCTTCACTTCCACCTGCGTTGGTTTCTGCGATGGCCGTTCCAATGAGCGCTTTTGCTCGAGTTTCTTCTCTTCCTTTGCTTTCTTCGCGGCTTGTTGGGCAGCGAGGACCGCATCGGCTTTTGCTTTCTTCTCGGCTTTGCGTTGCGCAGCTGCTGCCTGATCGGCGGCAACTCTCGCAGCATTCTTTGCCTCGTTTTGTTTCTTGCGCTCGGCTTTCAAC